CAGTAGAAGCGGCGGACGCCCTGCGCGACGTACGGGTTGCCCGTCGAGAGAAGCGGGGGGAACGATGGCATGCGAGTCTCCTAGAACGGGCCCTCGACGGACACAGTGATAGTGGTGATGGTGCCGGTGTGGACGAGGTTCACGAACCCGGTCGAGTCCGTGAACTGCGCGATGTAGATGCCCGGGATGTAGATGACCCGGTCCGTGGTCGCGCCCATCGAGGTGATGACCAGGTCGTCGGACCAGTGCACCGCCCCGGAGGGCAGGGCGGGGGTCGCGGCGCCCGGTGGGACAGCGACGGTGAAGTTCTGCACGTACAGCGCCGCGGTGCCGGGTGTGGCGCCGTTGCGGTAGTGGATGCGCCATCCGCCGCCGCCGCTCGAAAGGAACTTGTCGGCCGCCGTCACAGCGGTGAAGACCGGTGCAACCGAGGTGACACCAGGTGTCACGGTGGTGAGAGTCGCCATTACTTCGCCTTCCTAGCTGGTGTCTTCGCCGGCTCGGCTTTGGGCGTCTCGGCTTCGGGTGGTGCCTCTTCGGGCGGTTGGACGCGGACCCACCCGGCGAGTTCGTGCTGATCCACGGCGGACGGGGCGACCCGGATCTCCGCGCCGGTGTCGGGGTGGGTGAGCGTCACGTCGCCGTTGTCCTGCAGGAAACGGACCCGGTCCGCTTCCGCTTGGACCACCACCGCTATCTGCCGGTCGGTGAGCCCGACCGCCCGCGCGTAGTCCAGTGCCTCATCGAGGGTCATCTCAGGAACGCCTTTCCTGTCACGGTGAACAGCACGACGACGTCGGCGCCGTCGTCGGTGCGCCGCTGGTCGACCCGGTCGACGTTCGATACCCGGGAGGTTGCGACCGCCCCGCCGAGGGTGGCGTCCGCGCGGATCGCCTGCTCGACGGCGGCGATCAGGGTCAAGGCCTGATCGCGGAGCGTCTTGAGCGGGACGTCGTCACCGGACCGGACATAGACGGTGCAGTACGTTTCGAGGTCCTCGGCGCGCCCGGACCCCAGGGTGTTGTCTTCCTGGTCGCCGGTGGTGGAGGTGTCATCGTCGGGGCGGGCCCCGACGAACAGGTACGCCGCCTCGTTGACCGCTCCCGGCGCCGGGACGACGATCGGGTCCCACGACAGCGGCGGCCCGTCCACGACCGTCACCGACCCGGACAGGGCGAGCAGGGCGGTGTACAGGCCGTCGATCTGCGCGCCGGCCCGGCTCGTGGTGGCCGCCATCAGCCCACCCCGAGCGGCAGGTACGGGTTGAGGAGTTCCGTGACCCGGGCCGGGAACGTGTACCCGGCGCCGGGGACAGTGCCCACATCGCCCGGCACGAGGCGTGTCGCGCCGACGGAGGCGCCGACGACCTTCCCCCGCTGCGTGGACCACATGTGCCGGATCAGTACGAGGTCGGCTTTGTAGATGTCCGGGTTGACCGACGCGGACACTGTCCGCCCCGCGGTGTATACGACGTCGTACCAGCGGGAGCCGAAATACCCGGACTGCAGGTATTCGACTGTGCGTAGCGAGTCGGGGTCGACGATCAGGTCCGTCACCGTCAATGCTGTGCCGCCTACCGGTGTGACGGAGGTCAACGTGACGACCGGCCACACCGGTAGTTGCAGCGTGTACCCCCAGCCCCGTACCCGCGACGTCTGGGCCGCGGGCGTGAGAGGACCGATCCTCTGCGCGATCGCGGCTTCCGCGGCGTCGATGAACGTCTGCAACTCGGCGTCCAACGCCGTGCTGATCTCGTTCAGGTACGTCTTCGCGTCGGTGAGCTGGACGACGGACATGTCAGGTGGTGGTGATCTGCAGCCAGGTTGCGGTGCCGTCGGTGACAGTGAGGCCGTACCCGGGGGCTGTCGGCCCCGTGCCGGAACCTAGGGTTGTGCCGGCGACGGTGCACTGGTATTCGATGCCGTTCGAGGTTTGCATCGTCTGCCCGAGCGTGAACGCGGTGGAGATCGCCCACAGCTTCGCGGTGAGGTTGCGGCCCAACGCGTCCTTGTCGCCGGCGATGATGGCGCGGCCGATGGAGTCGAAGCCGTTGCTGCCGGGGGTGAGGAGTTTGCGGCCCAGCGTGTCTCGCTGGAATGTGCTAGTCGCCATCGGTCGTCACCTCCTTGGTGAAGTGGGCGCGGAGCTCGTCGCGGGTCGCGTCGTCGACCTGCTCGGCTTGCAGGCCGTGGCTTAGGCCGTAGTCGGCCCATTCCTCGCGGGACGCGTTGCCCTTCGGCAACGCGTCCTCTTCCTCTGCGGCGGGTTCCTCCGCGGGCTCTTCGGCCGGCTCGTCGGGGAGGGGGTAGTCGGCGTAGTCGTCGGCCGACAGGCCGGGGGGGATGTTCTCCGCGAAGGCGTCGAGCGGCCCCCCGTCCTTGAGCGCAGCGTGGAACGCTTCCAGCGTGGCGTGGTGCACCGACCCGGTGACCTCGCCGTTCGGCCAGATGAACATCAGGTCGCGTCGATGATCTTGACGCCTGCGGTGGCGTCGACGACGAGGGCGGTGAAGTACCCGGCGTAGGCGACCTGCACACCGAGGACCGAGGGCTCGGTGATGGACAGGGTCCCGATGCGCTGTTCGAAGCATTCGACGGTCTGGGTGGATGCGACGACACCGATCGTGCCGGCGGTCAAACCGGCGGACACGAGCAGCGGGATACCGGCGACGGTGAGTTGCATGCCGTTCCCGAACGTCGACGCGTTCACGCCCGGCACCGACGGGTTCACGTTGACCGGCGCGAAGAGCGGCGCCCATTTGCTGACCGAGTCGGGGGAGCAGGCCATGTAGTACCGGCCGACACCCTTCGTCACGCTGTACACGGTGGCGAGCGCGGAGAACAGGGCGGTGATCAGGTCCGCGGCCGAGTGGGCGGCGGTGTTCACGCCGGCGATCTCGACGGGGGTGCCGGAGACGGTGAGTAGCGCGGTCGCCATCGCCGCTTCGGTCTGCACGGCGTAGTTCGCGGCCAGGTCGTTGATGACCGCGTCCATCGCCGGTGCGCCGGGGGCGCCGGAGAAGTCGATGTCCTGACGGGAGACGTTCACGTACCCGCCGTAGGTCTTCGCGGTGCCGGTGAGCCGGGTGATCGTCATCTTCTGCGACAGGAGTTCCGTCTTCTCATCCGCTGCCGCACCGGCGGAGCCCTGCACACCTACGCTGGTGTGCTGGGTGACCTTCGGCCGGTACCAGGTGCCGTGGGTGAGCGGCTGCGGCCCGATGAACGAGGTGATCGGGCGGGACGCGTCGATGAACGAGATGACTGGGCCGACGATCGGGTCGGGGACGATGCCGAGGGTGTCCGTCGTCTTCTGGTGCGACGCGGCGCGCTGGAAGATTTCGAGCCGCTCCGCGGCTTCCCGGTTCCCGGACATCATCTGCCAGACGTCGCCGAGGTAGCCGCCGGCGGAGCGGTATTCGACGGGGGCGCCGCCGTGGCCGCGTCGGGCCTGCGTGATCGCGACGTCGAGTTCCCGGGAACGGGCGTCGACTTCGGTGGCGATCTGGACGGTGGCCTTGAGCTGCTCGAGCTGGTCCTTCAGCGTCCCGATGCGGTTACGCACCTCGGTCAGCTGACCGAGCTCGGTGTCGTTGAGGTCCCGTTCCTGGTCTTGCGCGGAGCCGATGAGGCCCTGCGCGAATGCGTTGCGCTCTTCCAGTTCACGCTGGAGACGGTTGATCATTGCGTCGTTGGCGTGGCTCGCCATGAGTTCCCCTTGAGGGTGTGAACGGACAAAGTGACTTTGCCGCCCGCACACCGGGAACTGGCGACCATCCCCCACACGGGGACGGGTGCTGCACGGCCCCCACACGGAGCCGGACCTGTGCGTCTATCTTAACTCTGCTGCGCGGCCCACTGGAACAACTCGTCGTTGAGGATCGCGTCCAGTTTGGGGGTGTCGAGCCGCGGGAGGTCCGCGGCGGTCTTCTGCTGCTCGTCGGAGGCGACGGACAGCACCTTCGCGCCGGCGTATGCGGGCTGACCGACGAGGGCGATGTGGTCGAGGAACGCGCGGTTGATCTCGCGGAGCATCGTGCGCCGGTTCAGCCGCTGGTCCGCGTTCGATTTCAGGTAGAACCCGACCGACGCGGACACCGCGTCGTCCTCGGCGAGAGCGAGGTACCGTTCCCCCATCTCACCCGGGTCGCTGATCTTCATCCGCGCGAGCAGCCCGGATGCGTGGTCCGGGTCGATGTTCGCGGCTTTCCCCAGCTGGATCTTCGGGTCGTGCTCGACGAGGATGGGGACGCGGCCGGCGGACAGGTCGACGCCCCGGTAAGCGCCGCGGTGGTGCACTTCATTCCACACTTCACCGCGGTAGAACGCCGTCCCTTCCTCTTCGTAGGGGATGGCGATGACGGTGATGATGCGCTGGCGGCGGTTCACGTCGTCGACGGTCGCCGAACGCCATTCGACGTTCATCACCGCAGCCGAGCGCCCGCCCGAGTCGGCGGCGATCTCCACGCCGAGCCGTTTCGCTGCTGCCCGGATGCGGCCTTTGATCGCCGCCAACTGCTCCGCCGTGTACTGGGCGGCGTTGTCGGCCTGGTTGATGTAGGACCAGGCGGCACGGACATGCTCCGCCGTGTCGATCGGGTAACGCTTCTTCCCGTCCTTCTGATACCCCGGGTCGGCGTAGGTGACGTCGCCGTACGGCTTGCTGCTGTCCGCCATTGCTGCGCTCCTGTGGCCGTGTTCCAACGCCGCGTGGGTCGCGGGGTACATGCCGGTCGCGGCGTGATGCGCCAGGTTGCAGTACCCGTGCGCCTGCTCCGGCGTGAAATGGGCATGCTCCTCGAGCTGTTGTGTGCACCGGTCGAAATCGCCGGGGGTGCCCCACCGGATCTTCGCGGCACCCTCACCGTGCACCCAGTACTGGTGAAGACGTTCCGCGCCGGCCACGTGACCTTCGACGTGACCTGTCACTGCCCGCCGCCTGTCAAGGCTGTGGCGGCGGTGACGTCGGCTTCGTCGTCGGCGCCGAACCGTTCCATCGCCCTCACCTCGTCAGGCCGCAACGCCCCCATGTCGATGAGCAGCTGATATGCCTGGGCCCGTTCGTACAGCGGCGGGCGGGTGTATTCGTCGGCGTTCAACTCCACGGACTGCCCGCCGGGTAGCGCCCAGTTCGACAGGGCCTGCATGACGGCGTTCGCCATCGGCCGCAGCCCGGCGCGGTGGTGGAAGTCGAACAGTTGCGTCACGTTGCTGTAGGTCATGGGGTCACCGCCCGAGGGCAGGCCGAGCAGGAACGGCGGCACCGACAGCTTCACGGCGATGCGGGATTCGTTCCACTGCTCCATTTCGAGGAGCATGACCTCTTTCGGGGAGGGCTGTTCGACGGTGTGCAGTTCAGCGCCGCCGGTCAGGAACGCCGGGTCGGCAGCGTTCGCCCCCCCGCGAGACGCTGCCCATTCCGTTTTCGCCTGGTCGATCTGCGTCGGGTTCATCGGCCGGTCCGTCCCGACCCAATACCGTGGAATCCCACCGGATCCGAGGTAATCGGCCTGATAACGGGACAGCAGGCCGGATGCTGCGATCCGTGCGCCGGCCACTTCGAGGGGGCCGACGCCGCGCCACTGCCCGGGTTTGCCGTGGTACCGGATGTGCAGGAGATCCTCCTGCGCGAAGTCGGGATAGCCCTGCATGCGGTATTCGCCGTCGCGGTGGTCGACGGCGTAGGGCGGGACCACGGCGAGCGCGGCTGGGTAGCCACTCGAGTTCCGGGCCAACGCGAGGATGAACGCCTCACCCATCTGGAAATCCCAGAACAAGGTCTTCGCGAACTCCGCCCATGACGTGTACAGCCCCGGGGCGGGCATCCTCATCCATGACACCGGCGGCAGCGCCTGACCGCCGCGGGTGAGGTACACCGGCATCGACGACAGGATTCGGGTGTTCAGGTCGATCGCGTCCCACGCCGTGTCGACGAGGCTGCCGAGCCTCGCCCCGTACGTGTCGAACGCTGTCGACCATTCCGCGGGCCACCCCGACCAGGGCGACGGCGCTAACCCTGGCAGTGCGCGGGTCGCGACGAGCGGCGTCGACGGGTCCATGATCGCCCCGCGTGGATCGCCCGGATGGTAGCCCGGCCCGACGCTCGAGGGGGGGTTCGCGTTCGGTGTCTCACCGCCGGCGTTGTCGCCGTTCCAGGGCCATGTCCAGAACCCCATCAGCGCCGCCTCCGCCAGATCGTCACGTCTTCCTGGTTCCGGAACAACCACAGAGCCCACGCCACGGCCTGCAACGCGCTGATGTCGTGCCCGGACTTCTTCCGGCCGAACACCCAGCCGCCGGCGTCGCCCATGTCACGCTGCCGTGCCGCTTCCACGGCACGGTCGAGCGGCTCATCCCCGGGGTGGGCGAGGCGTCCGGCGATCACATCCGCCTGCAGCTGCAGGCACGCCTCCACCGCGTCGGGGGTCCGCATCGGAACGACCCAGATTCCGGCTTCTTCGAGGGGTTGGACCAACGCGGCGGCGGCGCCGTCGACGTCCATCGCCACATGCGCGACGCCTAGCTCGCCGCATCGCGCGACGACCCAGTCGATGTCGGGGCGCTGCTCAACCAACGCGACGCGGGGCCGGCCTGCTGCGGTCTCGCCGGCGGCTGCGATCGCCGCCGATCGCAGCCCCGACTCGACCTCGACACTGAACCACGGCTCACCCGCCCGGGGTTCCTCACTGCGGCATTTATTCCACGCCGCGACGGGGAGCGGGACATCCGTCTGCCCGTCGAGGCCCTGGTTCAAATAGGCGCGGCAGAACTCCGGCAGATCCATCGACAAGAAATCAGCCCGCACGACGGACTCGTCGATGCTGTGCCCGAGCGCCGGCATACAGCCCCACCAGGTCGCAGCAGAGGCAGGGTCGGCGTCGTCGGCGGCGGACCACTCGAAGAACGCCGAACCTTCTTGCAGGCCCGCAGCCACGTTCGCCCGACCTGCGATGACCTTGCCGCGCAGGAACACCGACTTCGCGTTCCCGGCCGTCGACACGATCCACATCTGCGGCTCCGGCCGCGTCACCATCGTCGGCTTCAGTGCCTGCTCCAGCCGGGCATCATCCTGCGCGAACGCCTCATCAAGAACCGCCAAATCCAGCGTCGACCCGTGCCCCGACCGCTCCGTCGCCGAACTGATGCCATGCAGCGAACCGTTCTCCCACCGAATCGCTTCCTGGCCGATCTGCTTACGCACCTTGAACCTGTGGCGCAGCGGCGACCGCTCCAACCGGCGGACGAAATCGTCTTCCCACTTCTTCCGCGCCTCGAGGCGATTCTGCGCCGTATAGACGATCGACTGCGGCTCCCCGAACCCAAGCGCCCGGTGAACCATCAGGCACAGCAACAGCCACGTCTTCCCCGACTGCCGCGGAACCGTCAGAACAACCTCGCGGTAGACCAGCAGGCCCGTCTTCGCGTCAACCTCGAGCGCTACGTCGAGTACGTCTCTCTGCCAAGGCATCAACGGTTGCCCCAGCAGCTCCGCGACCTGCGCCACCCGACCGCCGAGAGTCTTTCGTCGGCCGTTTCGCCTCGTTGCGAATCGGGGCGGACAATCCCTTGATGAGCTCATCAGCGGCATCGCCATGATCGCGGGCCTCCATCAGCTCATCCAAAGTCGCCCGCAACTCACGAGCCAACGCCGCGCCGCCCATACCGCGGGCCCCACCGTCCAAACTGCGCGCCAACCAGAGAGCCGTCTCAACCCTGGAACGCTGAAACCCGGACAGCGCACCCAACGACTCCACATCATCGCGGACCGCATCCTCAAGCCCCCCCATGATCACCCTCCCGCGTTAGGTCGGCGTGACACACTATTCCTGTTCAT